TCTATCATGTTGGTGGACTGTTGCAACGTCTTTCGGGAGGAAACTTTTATTATGGCTGAGATGTCTGACTATCTTGAAGAGCAGACTTTGGATTACGTGTTGCGGGGGGCTGCGTTCACGACTCCACCGGATGGGAGTGTGTATATTTCGTTGCATACTGCTGATCCTGTGGACGCGGCTTCGGGTGCTGAGGTTGCTGCGGGTGCTTACACGTACGCGCGTCAACTTTGTGAGTTTAATCTTGCGGGTACGAATGCTGCTGGTGTCACGGAGAATACGGCTGTTGAGACTTGGACGAATTTGCCTGCGGCTACTGTGACGCATATAGGTATTTGGGATGCGGCTACTTCAGGTAACCTGCTTTTTCATACGGCGGTTGATTCGTCGAAGACGGTGGCGAATGGTGACACGATCTCTATCGCTATTGGTGCGATTACTGTTACGCTTGCCTGATGGCTAACACGAAGTACCCTCAGTGGGCCAAGAAGGTCAAGGCCAGTGGGCGGGGGAGTGGTCATACCCTTGATCCGGGTCAGAGGCGGAAGGCCACCCAGATGGACGCTATTATGGCGCGTCTTAAGGGTTGGGAGCGACCGAAGACTCCACCGAAGATTCCGAAGCCACCAAGTCGGCGTCCGAAGCCGGGGATTCAGAAGTTGCCGTACCCTATGCCCGGTATGGTACCGGGTAGGAGGCATAAACTCTGATGGCTACTTCGTTCCCTACCGCGTTGGATACTGCCACTGAGCAGCCTTCGCCTGCGTCTACCACTGATCTGGATGCTTCCGGGTACGAGCATGATGTTGTTCACACGAATCATTCGGGTGCGTTGATTGCGGTAGAAACCAAGTTGGGCCTGACTGATTCGAATGCTACGTCTGGCGCGATTCTTGTTGGTACCGCTGCGTCTACGACTGCGTGGACTACTAGCCCAGCGATCAACATTACGGGTAATGCTTCTGGCACGGCAGCCACCGTTACCGGTGCAGCCCAGACGGCGATTACTTCGGTCGGGACACTGGGTGCGTTGACTGTGACTGGTGCTCTGACTGCTGGGAGTCTGGTTGCCCCGTTGGCGATCAACGCCCAGACCGGCACGACGTACACCTTCGTTCTCGCTGACGCCGGGAAGATGGTGACTTTCGCTAACGCTTCGGCGCAGACGATCACGGTGCCGCCGAACTCGTCGGTGGCTTTCACTGTTGGTACCCAGATCGTTCTTCAGGGCATCCTCGCTGGTGCCGTCACGTTGGTCGCTGGGGCTGGTGTGACAGTGAACTCGAAGGATGCTGCTTTGGCTATTGATGGTCAATGGGCGGCGGTGACACTCATCAAAACGGCGACCGATGTCTGGTCGCTGATCGGAGCGCTGGCCTAATGCTCCGAACCATTCACGGGATCGTCGCTTCTTCGGCGGGTGGTGGCCCGTCTGAACCTACGTCCTTCGCTTTGGAGCATCCGGGGGCGGCATCCACTGCGATGTTCCTAACTTGGTCCCTTCCGGTCGATCTGGCTGGTGGTGTTACCGGTTATCAGATCATCAAGGACGGTTCGGTTCTTGTCGCTGACACGGCTACATCAACGAGGAGTTACAAGGCCACCGGCCTAACGGTTTCCACTTCGTATTCTTTTCAGGTCGCTGCGATTAGCGCCTCAGGCGTCGGAGCGCCATGCGCCGCCCTGAGCAAGTCCACTATTGCGCCTGCGTCGATCTCATGGTCCGGGACTAATCAGGCTTTTTACGATCCGACCGGTCAAGACGGGTACATCGTGTATCAGGCTCGTGGTAGCGGATCGTTTTATGTCTCGTCCAATCCTGCTTCGGCTCCGATCAGCGTGTGGGTCGTAGGTGGCGGCGGTGGGGCATACAACCCTTGGGTCGCACCCAGTGGCGGTGGCGGCGGTGCCGTGTATTGGCTTGATGAAGCGACAAACATCCCGGTCGGTTCAAGCCACACGATGACCTTCGCTTTGGGGGCCGGTGCGTCGGGTTCCGCTACTAACGGGGCTACTTCGTCAACATGCACGAATCTTCACTACTCCGGTGGGTCGTGGTCAACGGTTACAGCCGGTCGGGGGGGGAGCCAAGCGGGCGGCCCTACGATGGATCCGGAGCACGGTGGAGCCGGTTCCGGTGCCTACGTCCAGCCCGGCTATGTCGGTACTCAGTTGGGTAATGCAGGTCACGGACCGGCCAGCGCAGGTAACACCGGGGGCACGGGTGGCTACGCAGTTGGTTCAGGTGCAGGCACCAGTTACAGCGGACCCGGATGGTCTGTCGCCGGAGGCGGTGGTGGCGGCAGCGTCGGACGCACCGCCACCTTTCCGGGTACAGGCGGTGTAGGTATGCGGGGCTACGGGTGGGCACCAAGCGGTTGCTTCGGTGGTTACGGCGGGCAAGGGTTTGCCTTTTCGGCAACTGATGGGATGGGCCTCATCCACGGAGGGCAAGGCTCCTCGGCTGGCGGGTACATCACGATTGATGGCATCGGCGGCGGTGGCGGTGGTTCATCGTTCGGGTGCAGTAACACGTCGTATTCCGCCGGGGGTCAGGGCGGTTACTCCTACCACGGCGGCGCTCGGGCCGTTCATACCTCTTACCGGGCGGGTGGAGGCGGATTTACTGGACCGTCAGGACAAGCGAACCCTTACGCTCCCACGGGTGACCGCAACTACCACGGGTTGCTCCACTCGGGCGGTGGCGGTGCCTCCGTGGCTAATGGCTACGTCTACTACGGCAACGGCGGCTCCGGTGGTGTCTACGTCAGGCTTCACACCTAATGGCTCACTTCGCTGAACTAGACGAAAACAACCATGTCACCCGCACGCTGGTCGTCGGGGACGATGACTGCCTTGACGGTAACGGTGAAGAATCGGAGGCTGTAGGCGCCGCCTACTTAGAGGCCCTACTACCGGGTTCTGGACCGTGGAAGCAGACCTCCTACAACAACACCATCCGCAACATTTTCGCTGGTCCCGGTTTTGCTTACGAGGAGGAGCGAGACATCTTCTACGCCCTCGCCCCCCACCCCGACTACCCATCGTGGGTGTTTTCCGACGACACCCTGCATTGGGAACCACCCATACCTCGCCCCGGTGCGGCGTGGCGCTGGGATGAGGAAACGGTTGTTTGGGCTAGGTTGGAGGACGCTCCGTGGGAGGGTTCCGTCTGGGACGACGACACGGGCTGGTCACTGCCAGAAGGGTGGGTTGAGCCACCTCCGCCCGACTGGGATTCGTACCCCGGTGTCATAGCAGAGGATGGCCCGCAGGCACCGTTCTACGTTTGGGATGGGGACACGGCCTCTTGGGTTGAGGTCGCCTAAGTGGCTATTGACTATCGCCAATCCGGCATCGACTATCGGGATACCGATTATTCCTATCAGGGAATACAGGTTCATGCGATCACGGCGGCGATCACTGGTGCGGGGACTGTAACTGCGGAAATAACTGGAAAAACCTTTATTGCGGCGGCTATCACTGGCACGGCTACGGTTACGGCAGCGATTGTTGAAGAGGCTTCACTCACAGCAGCGATTACTGGCACGGCTACGGTTGCGGCTACAATCTTCTCGGCACAGTTTATTGATGCTGCGGTAACGGGTACTGGTGCGGCTACTGCCGCGATTGTTAGGGAAGCCCCGATAACGGCTGCGATAACTGGTACAGGTACTGTGACTGCGGCGCTTATCGAAGAAGCGTTTATCGAAGCGGATGTGGCTGCTTCGGCGACGGTGACCGCTGTAATCGATTCGATAATGATTAGGGGAGGGTTTAGCGGAACAGCGACACTAAGCCAGCCGGTTATCACCCACAAGGTGCCGCAGCCGGAGTTGACTATTACGATTAAAAACATTACTGGTAGCAGCAATGCAGAAGAACTGCAAGATACTTTGACACTATTGGTGGGGGTCTAATGGCTACATACGATAAAGGCGACCAAGTACGGGTTACCGCTACGTTCAAGACAGCAGGAACGGCGACTGCTACGACATCTGCCTGCACGCACCGTCTACCCGATGGCACTAATAGAAGCCCTGCTCCGACAGTAACGTCAGGTAGCGGCACCGGTATCTACTATGCCGATATTTCCTTAGAGCAGATCGGCACCCACACAATCAAGATTGCTAGCACCGATGTTGTGGTGGCTGCCGAAACGATTGAGTTAGTGGTAACAAAATCGATCTTCGACCACTCATAGACCACCCCGGCCCATGACTGATACTCCGATAGAACAGTACGGCGGCAACGTCAGCAAAGTCAGGGGCCAGCAAACCCGTGACCTGTTTCTCGCAGGGCTAGCGGAGCATGGGATTATCAGCAAGGCGTGCATGATTGCTGGTGTCACCCGGTCGGCTTACGATAAGTGGCGTCAACGCATCCCTGAGTTCAGTGAGCGTGCTGACGCTATCAGGGAGAAGGCTCTCCGTGAGGGCGGCAAAGAAGACTGGGATGGCACGTTTCAAAGTTTCCGAAGCAAGTATTTCGGGCATTCTTCCCCGTGGTTTCATATTAAAGCCATCGAAGCCTACGAGAATACGCCACCCGGCAACATCACCCTCATCTTGTGGCCTCCGGAGCACGGTAAGACCACGTTGGCTGAGGATTACTTCTGCTACAAACTGGCTACCAACCCTGAGTTCCGGATCACGGTCGGTTCTGAGGGGCAGGACATGGCCCGTAAGATCCTTGGGCGTATCCGTTCCCGTATGGAGCCTCAGGGTCCGTTCCCTAGTTTTGTGGCGAAGTACGGCCCGTTTGTTCCTCAGAATGCGTCTGGGCGTAAGACGGCGCAGCCTTGGGGTGCTGATTACTTCAGTGTGAACAAGAAGAGTAGGCATGATGAGCGTGATTATTCGATGGTTTCTTTGGGTTGGC